GGTGAAAACCGACACCGTCAAAATCGACGGGCAGGATCGCATTGCGCTGTTCGCTCAGATCGAGCCGACCGACGAAATGGTCAAGCTGGTCAAGGCCAAGCAGAAGATCTACAGCTCCATGGAAATCACGCCGGACTTTGCCGGCAGCGGCAAGGCCTACCTTTCCGGCCTGGGCATCACCGACAGCCCGGCCAGCCTGGGCACGGAGATCCTCACCTTCGCCGCGCAGCATCCCGCCAGCAGCCCGTTCGCCGCACGCAAGCAGGCACCGGGCAACCTCTTCAGTGCCGCCGAACCCGCCGAGATCGAGTGGGAAGACGAGCCGGCCGACACCACCGCCACCGCGCTGTTCACCGCGGTCAAGGAAAAGCTGGCCAAGCTCGCCGGCAAGGGAAAGACGCACGACGGCCAGTTCGCCGAAGTGGGCGAAGCCCTGCAGGGCGTGGCTGACACGCTGGAGCAGATCGCCGCCAGCAATGCCGCCGTGAGCCAGCAGTTCGCCACCCAAGTCACCGCGCTCACCACGCGTCTGGACGCCATCGAGGCCGCGAACAAGAACGCTGCGAAAGATTTCAGCGAACTGCGCACCCAGCTCGAATCCACGTCGGACGGGCTGCCTCGCCCGCCCGCCACCGGCGGACCCGACGTCCAGCTCGCCGACTGCTGATCGCGCCATCACACACCCTCGAACAGTCATCCATCGCCCACGCCGCCGCTCCGGAGCACCCCATGCGCACTGAAACCCGCCTTGCCTTCAACAAACTCGCGCAGCGCATCGCCGAGATCAACGGCGTGCCCTTGGCAACCGAACAGTTCGCCGTGACGCCAAGCGTGCAGCAGACGCTGGAATCCAAGCTGCAGCTTTCCAGCGACTTCCTCAAGCGCATCAACATCGTCGGCGTCGCCGAGTTGTCGGGCGAAAAAATCGGCCTGGGCACCACCACGACCATCGCCGGCCGCACCGACACCACCGTCAGCGATCGCGAGCCCGCTGATCCCACCGACCTGTCCAGCCAGGGCTACACGTGCAAGAAGACCGACTTCGACACGGCGCTGAAATACAGCAAGATCGACGCGTGGGCTAAGTTCCCGAACTTCCAGGCCAAGTATCGTGATGCGTGCATCCGGCAGCAGGCGCTGGACCGCATCATGATCGGTTTCAACGGCACCAACGCGGCGGCCACCACCAACCGCGCCGCCAACCCGCTGCTGCAGGACGTCAACATCGGCTGGCTGCAGCACATCCGCACCGATGCGCCCGCGCACGTCATGACGGAAGTGGTGCCTGCCAGCGGCGCGGTGAACATCGGCGAAGGCTGGGACTACGAGAACATCGACGCCCTGGTCATGGACGTCACCGAGAACTTCATCGACGAAGCGGCGCGTGACAACCCGGGTCTCGTCGTGGTGTGCGGCCGAAGCATCCTGGCCGACAAGTACTTCAGCAAGGTCAATCGCAAGCAGGGCGGCGCCGACGAGCTGGCCAGCGACATCATCGTCAGCCAGAAACAGATCGGCGGTCTGCCGGCCGTGCGCGTGCCGTTCTTTCCGGCCACCGCCGTCCTGGTCACCACGCTCGACAACCTGTCGATCTATTTCCAGGACGGCGCGCGCCGCCAGCAGATCGTGGACAACCCCAAGCGCGACCGCGTCGAGAACTACGAGTCCAGCAACGACGCCTACGTCGTCGAGGACTACGGCATCGTGGCCCTGGTCGAGAACATCGTCATCAAGACCGCTCCGGCGCCCTGAACAACCCGAAGCCAGTGAAGTGAAGCAAGCCGCGGCGGCGGGGTAACACCCGCCGCCAACGCCCCCAGAATTCGGAGAGAGAGCCATGACCAGTCCCGCCCAACGCCATCGCGAACGCATGCTTGCCCAGGCCACCGCCAGTGCGGCCGGCGACAACGGCGCCGCGCAGGCCACCGGCAGCGCCTACGAGCTCATGCTCGCCAAGCTGGCGGAGGACAAGCGCTCGCTCAAGGCCCTGCAGTCGCGCGAGGCAAAGATCGAGCTGAAGCGCAAGCTGCTGCCGGAATACGCCGCGTGGGTGCAGGGTGTGGTCGAAGCCGACCAGCCCGTGCAGGATGACGTGGTAGCCACCATCCTGGTGTGGAGCGTCGACACCGGCGCGATCGAATCTGCGCTGCAGATCGGCGCGTACATGCTGCGCCACAACCTCCAACTGCCCGCGCACTACCAGCGCGATCTGCCCACCACCCTGGTCGAGGAAGTCGCCGACCAGGCCGGCCGGCCGGGCAACACCGTCAACGCCGCGCAGCTGCTCGAAGTCGGCGCACTAACCGACGGCTGCGACATGCCCGACGAAGTGCGCAGCAAGCTCCACAAGGCACTGGGCCTTTCCCTGCGCGAGCAAAGCCCCGCGCAGGCCCTCGAACACCTGCAGCGTGCGCTGCAACTGAACGCGCGGGCAGGCGTCAAGCAGGAGATCACCAAGCTGGAAAAGCAGCTGGCCGACTCCGCCAAGACGCCGCCCGTCAACTGAGCTCGCCCCGAGCGCCGCGGTGGCTCGGCGGGCAACACGTGGACTCTCTCCCGCGTGTTGACCCGCCGATCACCACCGCACTTTTTCAGAGGTCATGATGTCCGGACTCGTCGCCACCGCGCCAGCCACCGCGCCCGATCCCATCAGTTCCGGCGACTGGTACCCGTCCATCGACCTCACCGACGCGCGCGCCGTCATGCGCGTCAACGGCACCATCACCAACGACCGGCTCGTCGAAGCGATCCAGAACGCCATCTCGTCGGTGGAAGACCAGCTCGACGCCTGGCAACAGCAGCAAGTGGCCCTGGGACGCACCAAGCTCGCCGACGTGCCCAGCAAGACCATCGGCGGCGAGTCGCGCCTGGTGCTTCTGTACAAGCGCGCCATCTACGCCACCGTGCAGGCCGAGCTGATCGAGCGCTACCCCGACTACGACACCACGGCCGCCGGCAAAGCCCGAGCCGACACCATGGATCAAACCGTCGACGACTACCGCCGCAACGTGCGCTACGCCATCCGCGACATCCTCGGCCGCCCGCGCGCCGACGTGGAGCTCATCTGATGCTCGTACGCGCCAACCAGGGCGAAACCCTCGACGCGCTGTGCCAGCGCGTGCTGGGCCGCACCGCCGGCGTCACCGAAACCGCGCTGGCTGCCAACCCCGGCCTGGCCGACCTCGGCACGTGGCTGCCCATGGGCACGCTGGTCGACCTGCCCGACACCGTGCAAACCGCCCAGACCGAAACCGCACTCGTCCAGCTCTGGACCTGACACAGGGGAACCCCATGGCCGAGCCCACCACCACCGCCACCATTGCCCTCGCCGTCGCCGGCGTCAGCATGGCCACGCTGCTGCCCGGGGTGGATGGCAACGCCGTCATCGGCGCGTTTGCCGGTGCGGCGCTCATGGCCCTGCACGCGCGCGACGTCTCCATGCTGTCGCGCATCGCCTACCTGTTCATCAGCTGGGTCATGGGCTACCTGGCCTCGCCCCTGGTCATGCGGCAAATTCACCTGCAGGAATCCGGCGTCGCCGCCTTCCTCGCCGCGGCCGTCGTCATCGCCATCACCGTGCAGATCATCGAGCGCATCAAGACGATCGACCTCACCGGCCTCATCAGCAGCTGGTTTCGTCGCGGAGGCCCGTAATGGATCACCTGCTCGCACTACTCCTGTTCGCCGCCAACCTCATCACCTGCCTGCGCCTGCTCTTGTACCGGCGTGCCGGCGCGCGCTACCGGCCGCTGGTCAGCGTGGCCGCCTGGCTGCTCATCGCCAGCACCGGCAGCACCGCGCTGGCTATCGCGCTGGGCCAGTACCCGCCGCAGCACATCCACGTCGGCGACCTGGGCATTTCGCTGGTGCTGTGCGTGCTCAGCCTCACCGCCCGCGGCAACGTCGCCGCCATCCTACGGACCGACCACGATGAACAACCCAGCCACGCTGCGCGCCGGTAGCACCGGCGCCGACGTCACCGTGCTGCAGCAGCGCCTGGTGCGCTCCGGCATTTCCGTCACGGTCGACGGCCACTACGGCCCATCCACCACCGATGCTGTGCTGGCCTTTCAGCGCGCGCGCGGCATGGTGGCCGACGGCATCGCGGGTCCGCGCACACTATCGGCACTGGCCGGCACCGTGGATCCGCGCGCCCTCACCCAGGAGACCATCGACCGGGTCGCCGACGAACTCGGCTGCGACGTCGCCGCCATCCAGGCAGTGATCGAGGTCGAAAGCCCCAACGGCGGATATCTCCCCGACGGCCGCGTCGTGATCCTGTTCGAGCGCCACGTGTTCTGGCAGCAGCTCGACGCGCTCGGCTGGGATCCGGCGCAGTTCAACATCCCGGCATCCATCTGTAGTCAGCAGCGCGGAGGCTACGTGGGTGGCGCAGGGGAATACGCGCGCCTCGCCCAGGCTTCCTCCATCAATGGCGAGGCAGCCTACCGTTCTTGCAGCTGGGGCCGCTTCCAGATCATGGGTTACCACGCCACCGCGCTTGGCTACGACAGCGCCAAACACATGGCCAAGGCCTTCGAAGCCAGCGAAGCCCAGCACCTCTTCGCATTCAGTGCTTTCGTGCAGCTCGACGCGGACCTGCTCAAGGCCCTGCGCAACCGCAAGTGGGCCACGTTCGCCAAGATCTACAACGGCCCGGCCTACGCCGAGAACCTGTACGACGCCAAGCTCGCCCGCGCCTACGCGCGCCACAGCGCCGCGGCGGTGCCGGCATGATCCCCGACTTCACCGGCGCATTCACCGCCATGTTCATTCTCGGCGTCATCGCGTGCCTTGCCGTGTTCGGCCTCGGCTGGCTGGTCGTGTGGCTGATCCAGCACATCGCATGGGTGAGCGCATGAGCCTGCTGCGCCAGATCCTGCTCGGCGTCGCGCTGCTCGCCGCGCTGGGCGCCTACGTGTGGTTTACCGGCCACCGTATCGACGCCGCCGAACAGCGCGCCACCGTCGCAGAGGCCAGCGCCACCGCCGCCCGCGCCGACCTGGCCGCCAACAAAGCCAGCGAACGCATCGTTACCCGCTACGTTGATCGCGTGCAGGTCGTGCGCGAACGCGGCGCCACCATCGTCCAGAAGGTACCCGTCTATGTCACCGCACAAGCTGATGCTCAGTGCACTCTGCCTCTTGGCTTTGTGCGCCTGCACGACGCCGCCGCCGCGTCCGCAACGCTGCCCGACACCGCCGGAGCTGCTGATGCGCAGCCCAGCGGCCTTGCGCTCTCTACCGCCAGCCGCGTCATCGTCGGCAACTACACCACCTGCCACACCACCGCCGAAACTCTGACCACGCTGCAGGCGTGGGTGCGCGCCAACAGCGGAGGCCACTGAAATGGTGGCGACGCGGGTACCTGTGGTCTGGCGCGAAATCGCAGATGTACGCGTACGCATTGGTTGGCGAGGGAAGCTCATCATTCAGGTGCGCAACCGCCTTGAGAGATGGCCGAGTTTCGGCGAGCCCGAGCCCGCAGGCTTTGGCCCATGGCGTGATGCGGATTCCAAAGACCCTAGCGAACTGGCGCAAGTAATTCGGCTTTTGCCGTCCAACAGCGAGCGCACCCCATGAAAAAGCCAGGCACCCTGCGCGCCGCGCTCGTCGCCGCGCTGCCCCAACTGGCCACCGACCCGGACAAGCTGCTGGTGTTCATCGACGCCGGCAGCCTGCACGCCAGCTACGCACCCGGCCTCAGCTACGAATACGCCTACACCCTCAACATCGTGCTCACCGACTACGCGGGCGACCCGGACGCGGTGATGGTGCCGCTGCTCATGTGGGTACGCGTCAACCAGTCCGAGCTGATGGACAACGTCGACCAGCGGCAGTCCGGCATCAGCTTCGAGGCCGACATCATCGACCACGACAGCTGCGACCTCAGCATCAAGCTGTCGCTCACCGAGCGCGTCATCGTCAAGGATCTCGGCAACGGCGTGCTCGACATCACCCACCCCGACGAACCGCAGCCCGAAGCCCAGCTCACCGCCGGCCACTGGCAGCTGTACCTGCGCGACCAGCTGATCGCCGAGTGGGACGCGCCGGCAAGCTGATGGCCGACGACCTCACCGCCCTGGAAGACTGGGCCGGCGCGCTGCTCGACCGGATCGGCCCCACGGCCCGGCGCAAAGTCGCCAAGGCCGTCGCCACCGCGTTGCGCACCAGCCAGCAGCGCCGCATCGCACAGCAGCAGAACCCGGACGGCAGCGCCTACGCCCCGCGCAAGCACCAGGCCGGCAAACTGCGCGGCAAGCGCGGCCGCATCAAGCGTGCCGCTATGTTCGCCAAGCTGCGCACCTCGACCTACATCAAGGCGCGCGCCGACGCCGACACCGCCACCGTCGAGTTCACCGGCCGCGCCGCCGCCATTGCCGGCGTGCACCAGGACGGCCGCACCGACAAGGTCAACAAGCACGGCACCGTGGTGCGCTACCCACGCCGCGTCCTGCTCGGCTTCAGCGCCGACGATCGCCAGCTCGTGCGCGACGTGCTGATCGACCACCTCAGCCAGTAGCGCTCAGCCGTTTCGCCGCCACGTCGTAGTAGCCCTCCGACATCTCCACGCCAACGAACCGATGCCCCGCGCGCAGCGCCGCCACGCCCGTCGTGCCGCTGCCCATGAACGGGTCCAGCACCGTGCTGGCCGGCGGCAGGATCGCCATCAGCTTGTCCATCAGCGCCTCGGGCTTGCCCACCTGGTGTTGCTTGCCGCCGAGCATCGGATGCACCGGGATCACGCCCGGCAGCACCACCGGGTGCGCGCGTGTGTCGATCGGCCCGCGGCTGCCCCACACCACGTACTCGGCCTGGCTGCGAAAGCGCCCCAACTGCGGCCGGCAACCGTTCGTCTTGTCCCACACCACAATGCCTTGCCACACCCAGCCGGCCACCTGCACGGCGTCCGTCATGGTGGGCAGCATCCGCCAGTCGATAAACGCCAGCAGGTGGCCGCCCGGCCGCGTCACGCGATGGCATTCCGCCAGCCACTGGCTGGCCCACGCGAGGAAGCCGCGCTGGTCGCGGAAGTCGCCCTCGAAATCGGGCAGCGGTGCCTTGCTGTTGGTGTTGACGTACTTCTCGCCGGTCGGCCGCGCACGCCCGGCCATCGTCTGTGATCCGGAGCAATACGGCGGGTCGGTGATCACCGCATCGACACAGGCGTCGTCAAGGCTTCGCAGCACCTGCAGCGCGTCGCCGCGGTGGATCGTGTAGGGCTTTTGCTTGGGGGTCATGGTGCATTCCGTTCGGGGCTCCCTGGCTCACTGGCAGGGGGCTCGAAACGGCCCTCAAGGCATTGATCGTCCCGCAGCGCGGGCACTTGATCTCGATCACGTCGAAACAACCGGCGCGCGCAAGCAACTTCGCGCAGCGCGAACAGCGAACATCCTGCATCACTCAGGTCCTGTTGACGGGCAGGCGCATGGTGCGGCGCCACGCAAACGCGGTCCTTGCCCCTGAAGGTAGCGACCGATGTACCAAGCCACTGGTACACCGGCGCCGCCTCGCGCCCGCGCGCGTGGCATCCGCACCATGCCGGCATGACCACTCACCGCGCCCCTCGCTGACCATGGCCGGCTTCACTGCCGTCGACCTGTCGCAACTGCCCGCGCCCAACGTCGTCGAAACGTTGTCGTACGAGGCGATC